CGGTGCCAGACGTGCTTGAGACCTTCGATGATTACCCCGATGTTGAAATCCGATATAACCAGACCATAAAACGTCTGGAAGGACTAAACCAAGGGCATTTCAAAGAAGCTGAACACGTGCTTGCTACGAATGAGTTTGATACTCAGCCGTGGCCCTGTCGCTTTCGCGATGTCTCAATGACTTCAACACACCTCGGTCGTGTTGGTAGTTGGATGCCGCAACAAGCTAGAGATCTCCTGGAGATACCAGACTATGATATGGATGCATTGGCTTCGCAGTCAATGGCATTCATGATGCCTGAAATCTCCACCGCCGTTTCATTAGTCAACTTCGCAATCGAAGCACATGAGATTAAGCATTTAGACCCAAGGGCCGCTGCAAAGCGGATCTGGAAGTCGAAGCTCAATCTTAAGTTGCTAAAATTGTCGCCGAAGACGAGGAAGGCGTGGGTGATCGATACGGCCTTGCGTTTTGCGCAGGCCCACTTGTTAACTGCTTTTGGCATTAATCCGCTTATAGCGGATGTGGCCAGCACCTACCAGGGTCTAAAAACCCTGATGGATAGGTTGAAGAAACTCAAGCAGTTTGCAGGAACACCTCAGACCCGTCATTACAAACGGGTTCTACCATACGAGAACGGAAAGTTTCGTCCTCGAGGCTATATGGAAGAGCTTATTGTTGAAGGGTTGTCGCTATCTAGCTTCAACTTTTACAACGAACTCTTGGGTGGATATATTGGGAGAGATGACGAGAAACAGGTCAAGCTGTCTTGTCAATGGATTCTCAGGCCCACATATCACGCTACACTCCGTTACATATATTATATGCCGGAGCTGGATAAGCTTGAGGAGAAGATACGCGCGTTTCTTCAGACGTTGGGAGTCAATCTTGACCCGTCAATTATCTGGAACGCGATCCCGTATTCTTTTCTTGTCGACTGGGTAGTCGACGTTTCAGGTTTCCTTCGCAATTTTGCTAAGGATACTTATCCTATTGACACTCGTGTTCTCGAGTTCTGCCACTCACTTACGTGGCACAAAGAGAGCACTGCATCCGTTTACCAAACCATCGACGATCCTTCATTGGATCCAGGTGTCTATCCTCCTCTTTTAGATGAGGACTTCCAGCCTAGGCAGGTTTGGAGGGGTACGGATCGCTATTATGTGAGGAGGGTCGCTAACCCTGACGTTTCTCACTATAACGCGAACACTAGTCTTACGACACGAAAAGCTGCCTTAGCCGGCAGCTTATTAGTCACTAAGATCAAGCCGCTCAAAGACGCAAGAAAGAGGTATCTTCGCCTCTTACCCCGTGCTTAAGGGACTTTACTATTGATGCAGTCTCGATTAAGAGAGACGGTGTCCGTAGCCTCGTTCCCCTATTGGGAGCAACGCACTGGGACAGTCATTGAAGAACTAACAGGCCAATTTAACGGCCACAACCAAGCAACACACTATGACACCTGACTTGTCGCTGACGTCAAACGCAGCGATTACATTGCCGGGAGCTGAAGGAGCAACGACATATGTCAAACTCCGGGATCTCCCGACAGGCGGCACTCTGCGGCGCGTTAATGCGACCGCAAGCACATATCCACGAGAACTGCTGATCATTCAGCAGGAGCGCAACGTTGGTCGCCGAAATGCGACCAGGCGCTCTGTCGTCTCGCTAACAGAACGGGATATCACCACCCTAGTTCCGCTTGAAAACGGGACTGGGGGCAAAGCTGATGGACTGATGACGGTCACTATGACCATCGTCCGCCCGATTGGTGCAGGATTCGGCGCACACTTCACTCAAGCATTGTGTCTAACAATGTTTGGGGTTGTTATGAGCCTGATCTCCACCGCGGGTACAGCCGTTCTGGCTGGGGAGCAATAGGTAAGTCTCCTCAGTTTGTTATTGGATGCTAAAGTGACACCTCCGCCTAAGCGAGCTAGAAAGCGGCCGAAGGGAGCGCGCTACTCGCCTCTGGGCGTGTGTCATTTATGTGTCGTTAGTGTGTAGGGTCGGTGTATCATGTAAGATGTGTTGGACGGAATATACCCCATTAAGATGAGGAATCCACTAACAGCTAAGCGAATCTACCCATTTTCATGGGAATTTTCGCTTCTTCGATCGTGCTACACTGATGTAGCATGTGCTTCTGGCCTTAAGCCGTCATCACAACTCCGCGATCTGCATACATGTAGAGAGCGACTGGACAGGGAAGGGTTATCGTTTTTGACGAAAACTCTTCCCCTACTAGGCAAGTACCTCGACAAGGTGCTTGCTACACCGAGGGAGAACCAAAATGCCATACCGCCCTTAGCCGGCTTCGAAAAGCGACTAAAGGATAACGGTGAGGCATCGAGAATACCGAAACTTTTCGGAGATCTCGTTTCCCTTGTAATAGACGATGATGGTATTGAACGCAGTGATGCGTCCAGCCAGGCATTCGGTGCCCTAAGGCAAATCACGGGTCTGTTTTATAAGACCCGGTATCCCATCGAGAGGTCAAATGAAGAGAAAGTCATCTCCTCGTTCTTGCAAACGGAATCAGAGTTACCGGGATCGGAAGCAGAAATGCTTCTGGGTCTCACTCCTGATAGTCTTAGTGTTCTTAAAACAGCGCGGCGGATTATTGCCAGACTGTTTGGAGAATACGATCCTTTGGATCTTGAAAGGGTTATACCCCGACATGGTCCAGGATCGGTAGCGACTGGTGAAAGTTCATGGGAAAAGCCCGTTTTTAAGCGGTACTACCATGCGCTCCACTCCGTATTCCCGTACGATTCTATTATGTCGTACAATCTGTCCTCTGTAAGCGACAGTTGGGAAGCTTGGCAAGATCTCGAGTCTGTCGATTCGGGCACCGCGAAAGTGGTGCTAGTTCCGAAGGACAGTCGAGGACCTCGTCTCATATCATGTGAACCATTGGAGTACCAATGGGTCCAACAGGGGTTGAATTCATATATGGTCGACATTATGGAAGACTCACACTCGCTTAGCAGCGGGTTCGTGAACTTCACTCGTCAAGACCACAATAGAAGGCTAGCCCTCGAAGGATCTGTTGTCTCTGCGTGCGAAAATCCTCACAATCCTGGAAGTATAATGCTTCCGGTGCCGTGGCGACCAGTAACATTGGATATGAAGGACGCATCTGATCGCGTGACATGCTCGCTAGTTTCTCATTTATTCCCAGTAACATGGGAGAGAGCTCTACTAGCGGTTCGCAGTACGCGTACGAAGTTACCTGATGGCAGGATAGTCACCCTAAAGAAATTCGCTCCGATGGGAAGTGCAGTATGCTTTCCCGTTGAGGCGGTCATATTCTGGGCCTTATCCTGTGCAGTAGTGCACAATCGTATTTATGGCATCAATGCCCCGCTGAGTCGTGAGACGTTAGCGGCGTGCAGGTGTTATGTATACGGCG